CTAGACTAAAACAGGAGTTTTAACATATTAATATGTGATTACTCTTCAGATTTAAATCTGAATTTATCATTAGATTATCTAATAATTGCAATCCTCTAGAGTCGGCCATTAATGGTCAACGGCTCTATTGCCTTCGGAGCTTCAGGAAACTGAAGCCAACTGATAAACTGGGTCTTTTGAGAAGAAATCCTTCTTTAAAGGAGATATCCTTGAAATCGAATAATTCGGTCTCAGGGTTTCCATCCCAAAATCCTGTATCTATGGTGCCCATGGCGTTAACGTCAAACCACCAGACAACTTTACACTCATCGATGAATTTCTTCACCTCCTCAGCTGTAAACAGCCGATCGGGTTCGAGGCAGTGCAATAAGCACGTGTCCTCCGCGTAGTTCCAGACTCCGCGGTATTCATCTGAGTATTTCCTTGTGTTAAAAAGAGTTAACTCTTCTTTACCAAGTATAAGGGCTTGGAAGAGATTGCCACGTGTGACAAAATCAACGAAGTCCTCAAAGGAATACACCCCATCCTGTTTAGCCTTGGCTATAGCGAATCTATTGTTCGCAACATCATTAGGGGGGTATCTCCTTTTAAATTCATCCCAGCCAAATGCATGCACCATGCTGGGCCAATCGGAAAACTGGGAGAGAATTTTCTCTCGAAAGTCTCCGACACTTTTAATGCCACGAGAGCTAGGGTTTGAAACCAACTTCCGAAATCTTCGGAGGTCCTCTTGGACATTGAGACCTAAAAGGAATTTGGACACCAACGCTCGCGTTGGTGCTGGTGACTTATTTAAGTACTCATGGTACTCTTTTGGGTTACCCAAGCCATATCCTCCTAGAATCTCAGGAAGGTGAACATTCCAAAAACATTTTGGATGTACTGCCTTTCTTGGAAGAAAAGGACCCATCCGCTCTATAAATAGATGACGAATGGACTCTTTCTTCCATTGGGGCCAGTAACGATCATCGTTCGGTAGCCAGGTCAGCGTTCCAGATAACTGGGCTGCCTTGCCAACTGCCACATTCTTATTGTCTTTGAGAATAAGAGTGGACTGACCTCTTTCAATTAACCTGACTTTTACTGAGTCTACAATAAATGATTTACTGTAGTCCTTATAATCGAAAGGTTTTCCATGGACAATGTTCTGAATATTCAGAACACGCTCAGTATACTTAACGGCAAGATCGGAATAACCGTGCTTACCGTCAGAGATATGTGAACCTGCCAATTTATGGTTGTCCGTAATTTTTTCCAAATAGGCCCTTGGGCCTCGCGCAAGGTGATCATCACCCCCCGCATGGAAACATCTCCACCATGTATGAGGAGCAGGGTCTCTTGTTAACAAGAGATCTTCCCTCTCATGGTACTGGAGGTAGGAAAGCTCCTCAATAGCTAGATTGAGAAGTGTTAGTGAAGGTTTGGCGATTGCCTCACCCATCATTATACCTACCCCGGAAAGGATTTCTTCGTCGGGAAACTCGACGATACGTGGTCCTATCATGCCCAAAACTAGTTGGACATAGGGACTATCTGTCTGGAATCCATATCCAGACATAAATCCCTCAAGCAAGGCACGAGTAATCGTGAATTGCTGGGCGTTTGTAGCATCTGTCAAGTCACTTGATAGAAAAGAAACGCTATCTGTATTACCCGCAGGACGGGGTTTGGTACAGAGCATTTTAGCTGCCTCCCATGCCTGATCTTGTCGGGCAAAAGCGGAAAAGCAACTAGGATGCCACTTGACCATATCAACTAGGATATGTGCAAGCGGTGATTGCAACAGATTCAGCCAATAATCTGAAATTGTTACAAAACGTGCCTTGTCACCCATTTCTGGGACGACTTCGGTTCGGAGTGTGGGAATAATTTCCATATCCTTCCAGGCACAGTACATTAGTTGTCGACCAGTATACTCGTCTAAACCAACTATATATCCAGGATGTTCCTTAACGAGATTATACTCGGTAAGGAATGGACGGTCCTCTTCAAGAGGCTCCGGTCTAAAGACTGTCTTCCAAAGTGGGATCCCAGCTAGCTGGGAAGCCACCCCAAAGGGTGTGTCTTCATCCAAATCTTGCTCAGGAACTACCGTCATATGTCGCATTAATGCGGCATGTAAGGCAGCTGCCTGGGCACCTTTTTGTGCAGAAAACTGACGCTCCCCGGAGGAAGTCGCAGAAATATGTGCAACAAAATCATCAATTCGCCGGTTACCGGCTAGGTGATGACAAATTCCACCAATTCTCCTCGCCGCAAGACCTAACTTGTAGGTAATGGGGATTCCTGGTCGAAATTCACTAGTGAGAACATCCTTGAATGCTTCCCTAGCGCGAATCTCTCGAGCATATCCCGTAAACGGGAGTTGTCTTGAAGAGACCAAATGAGAAACCCTTTGCAAAGTCATTTGTGTAGGGAGACTCGTATACATTTCCCGAATTTCTGGGAAACGATTCAGACGACGGAATATATTATTATATTCAGGAGCCTTTAAAGGTCCAATTGTCTGAGTACGGGC